CTCTCGCAACTTCAGATGAAGAGCTTGACATTACGCACTGATTCTGATATAATACAATCTACGCGCCACGGGAGGTCCTGGTTATCTCAGTCCGACTTATAATCGGATAAGACTTGGTTCGAATCCAAGGTGGCGTATTGCGGGGATGTAGACCAATGGCAGAGTTAATTGACTCAAAATCAATCCAGTGTGGGTTCGAGTCCCACCATCCTCATTCTATATCTAAGGCCTTGTCGTCTAGTCTGGTTAGGACTCAACCCTTTCAAGGTTGCTACGGGGATTCAAATTCCCCCAAGGTCATTTTTGTAATGTAGCATGGTATTCCCATACTATTATAAATAAAAATAGAAGGAGAACTCCTATGTTCATTACAAAATTTCTAGAAATTCAAAATCAACTTCGTATCTTTCATTGGCAGACCAAATCATTCTCAGAGCATAAAGCTCTTGGAAAAGCATACGCGGGATTAGATGATTTAATCGATTCTTTCGTAGAAACTTATTTTGGAACAAATGGGGTTCGCAGAGCAACCAAGACATTTGACATTTCTCTTTCAAATTATGATGCTGATGGACCAAAGCAAGTTATAGATGATGCTATTTCGTTTCTAACAAATGAGTTGGATAGCTTGGTTCAAGGAAATACAGACCTTCTCAATACTCGTGACGATATGCTCAGTTTAATGCATCACACTAAGTATCTACTCACACTCAAATGATTAACTTTTGGATGATTACCCAAGTAGCAACGGGGGCAGATTGTAAATCTGCTGTTTTAAACTTCGTAGGTGCAAGTCCTTCATCATCCATTCTCTGATAGCTCAGTTGGTAGAGCTGCGAGCTGTTAACTCGCATGTCACTGGTTCAAGTCCAGTTCAGAGAGTTCTGAAAGACATTAAAACTCGATTACATCAAGCGGAAACTAGGTTTAATTATGGAAACTAAAGGCAAAGACGAATAATTTTGCTCCCATAGTATAATGGCATTACCCTTGATTTGTAATCATGAGAACCCAGTTCGATCCTGGGTGGGAGCTTTGAATAGACCAATTATATATATACTATAGAGGTCTATTATGGATATAGGAAAATGTTTACATTGCAATACTGATTTTAAATTTAAAAAAAGTCAACAAACTGGCAAATATTGTTCAAATATTTGCCAAAAACAAAAAGAATATCTTGATAAAATATTTTTATGGGAAACCAAAAATATTAAACCAGGAATTACAACTATAAAACAATATTTAAAATATAAACAACAAAATAAATGTTCAATATGTTTAAATTCTAGTTGGTGTGATAAAAATATTCCTTTAGAAATAGATCATATTTCAGGAATATCTGATGATAATTCTATTGCTAATTTAAGATTTATTTGTCCGAATTGTCATGCTCAAACACCAACTTATAAAAATAAAAATCGTGGTAGAGGAAGACAACAAAGACTGAAAAGATACCATCAGAATAAAACTGGACTATAAGTAGGTCGCTGGTTCAAATCCAGTAAGTGGCTTAGGAAAATATATTATGAAACCATTTGGATACTCGTATTTGTTGGATATGTATGGCTGCCGTAAAGGTTCAGCAGATGATTTGGAATTGGTATACCGATTTCTAGAAAAGTTAGTGGACAATATAGGAATGACTCGCATGAGTCAACCAGTTGTTATGCATGGACCAACTGACAAGAATGGCATTGAGATTTATCCTGATAAAGCAGGAATCAGCGGATGGGTTCCTTTGATTGAGTCTGGTATTCAGATTCACACATTGGAACCTACTCGTTTTATTACACTTGATGTATATTCTTGTAATAAATTCGATCAGAATATCGTCTTGGAATTTGCCAAGAAGAATTTTGAATTTACTTCTTACGAAGACCATTACATTGAAAGGGGTGTTAAATTTCAACAATAAATACTCAAGAAGACTGCTGTGGAAAGGAAAATAAATAATGGATGTATTATATGTTGATCAAAGTTGGGAATTAAAACTCATTGATAATGTGGCAGACTCTATTCGTAAATCTAATTGGTTGAATGGAGATCAGAAGATTGCCATTTTACAACTCAGTTATGAGTATAGTGGTTTATTTGCACAAGTATTGGCACATAGACTTAGTTTGTCGGGTGAACCAATGCCCATAGAACCAATTAATATACCATACAAAAATGAGTTTCCAGTATTCATACACCCCGACAAACTTGATCCATATAATAAACTCATTGTCCTAGACAGCGGATGCTTAAGTGGTAATAACTTTACTAAAGTAAAGAAACAACTTATAGACTATGGATATAGTCCTAACGATCTACTTTTTACATGTCTTGCATGTTCAAGTGAGTCTATATTTAAACCAGATCATTGTCCTGTATTATTTGATGGCACAAAGTCAATGATACATTTTTGGTGGGAATGTAAAACAACGAAATTTCAATAATGAATACTCACAGAATCATTCAAGGAGACTGCCGTGAAGCACTCAAACAAGTTGCAGATGAATCTATTCATACTTGCGTTACCTCACCTCCGTATTTCGGACTTCGTTCATACAACGGAGGAGATGATGAAATCGGATCCGAGCAGGAAGTCCATGAGTATGTCAAGGCAATGGTTGATGTGTTCCGCGAAGTTCGTCGCTGTCTTCGTCCTGATGGCACTTTGTGGTTGAACCTTGGTGATTCCTATATGTCTCAGAAGAATGTAGCACCACCACCACAGACAATCGGGGGGCAGCGGGATATGCCTACAACAATTCCTGGTAATCGTAGGGAGCAGAAGGGACTGAAGCACAAAGACCTCATAGGCATCCCGTGGCGGGTAGCGTTTGCCCTACAAGCAGATGGATGGTGGTTGCGTCAGGACATCATCTGGCATAAACCAAATCCCATGCCGGAATCAGTCGAGGATCGTTGCACTAAAGCACATGAGTATATCTTTCTTCTTTCCAAGAAGTCTCACTACTACTACGACCATGAAGCTATCAAGGAAGAATCAATTTTAAGAGATGGAAAGAAGAACAAGCGATCTGTGTGGAAGGTAAATACCAAAGGTTACAAGGGAGCGCATTTCGCGGTCTATCCAAAGAATCTTATTCTTCCCTGTATTCTTGCTGGTTGCCCTGAAGGTGGAAATGTTCTTGATCCCTTCACTGGTAGTGGAACCACGGCAGTTGTTGCTCTTGAGAACAATAGAAACTTTGTGGGAACTGAACTAAATCCCGACTACATCAAGTTGGCAGAGAAGAGAATCGCTCACGAGATACCGAATACACTTGCCTCTATTTTGGAATAACCTATTATGACAATGCCCGACGAGATGTTCAACGCTATACGAAACGCACGGATGTTCATGGTGGATCTTTTGGATCCAAAGGCAACTCCAAAGGTTCCAACGGATATCCGAAAGAAAGCTAGGGATCGACTCAAGCACTTCCCCTCTGAATTTGATATTTCAGAGATGGAGAATTTCTATAATGCAGCGCATCTAGACAAAAACGTCATTATTGGGGAAACTAACAAGCAATTACAGCGAGTTGCCAACGAAATAACAATTGCTCAGTCCTCTCTCCGTAAAGTCACTGGTGTGCTACAAGAATTTATAAATAAACCTTGATAATATAGGACTAGTTATTGGGTAGTATGCCCTACTTATACATAATATTATGAGTTAATAATGAATTCTGACTATGATGACGATTGGCAAGACAAAGAACAAGAATTAGACGCACGATTAGGTTTGTATGTTGGTATAATGGTTCTTATTATTTTTATATTAGTTGTAATAGGAATAATGTTATACTTTAAAGGAATCTAAGATGCAAGAACCAAAGGATAGTGACGTGGAATTCGGTAGTCAGTTACTCCGTTATGGAGGTGACATAGGATTCATTTGCTCAGGATTCTTTGGTGCGGTGCTGCTTTCTATCGGCACTAAGAAAAAATCATTGACTACCACTATATCTACCATATTTGCTGGTACGGCATGTGCCAATTACCTTACTCCTTTGGTTTTACATTTTATGCCAGCATCAATACAGGACAAAGGAAAATATGCTGTCGCATTTATGATGGGTTATATAGGATTGAAGGGTCTAGCAGCATTAATTGACATAGGTGCTGCCTATATCAAGAAATTGAAGTTACCTAATACAGACAATTCTACTTCAAGATGATTGACAACGATTATATATACGATATAATAGAGGTCACATGCAACGAACCGAAGTGGATCGAACTCGATTGATTTATGTGCAGTGGACACTAGAGTGTCAATCTATCGATATGCTTTTAACTGAAAAAGAAATCAAAAGAGCTATGACTCGTTCATCAGATCCAAAGAATTCGTTGTTAGTGACACCTAAATATTGTGAACCAAAACTGATACAAGAGGCTCCAAGAAAATGTACATTTTGGAGATGGTTATTTCGTGTGTGTTGAAATTATTTACTATAAGGAGTAAATCATGGAAGTTAAGATAATTCGATTGAATAGTGGTGAAGAGATTATTTGTAATTATAAGGTAACGGGAAAGACTGCTACCATAAAGGATCCAGCGGTTCTCATTCCGTCACAAGAAGGTAAACTCCTTCTTGCTCGTTGGCTACCATATGCCAAACATCCAGAGGATGGAATTGAAATTCCAATTACACAAGTCATGTTTGTGGTTGAACCTCAAAAGGATTTGGCGGACCATTACACAACGGTTGTTGTCAATAATCTTGTCATTCCTGGCAAGAAAATTGTTGATCCTCTAGCAGGGTCTAACCTGAAACTTTCAGTTTAACTCTTGACATTGTGATCGTCCTATGGTATAATAGGGGCATATTCCTGTAACTCAGTTGGATAGAGTAACGGATTTCTAATCCGTTTGTCGGAGGTTCGAGTCCTCCCAGGAATGTTTTATGAAAAAGAAAAAAATGAATAAGAAATTTAACAACATTAATCCAGTGAAATTGTATGATTTGAGTGGAAATCGTGTTTTCAGTCAACTGAATTTTCATCATGGTAATTGGAAAACTCTAGGAGTCAAATATATGAAAAATCGTAATGTTATTATTGGGTTGTCTGTTTTTGGACTTGCAGCGCAAGCATTCGTTCTTATCAGTGGAACTGGACTTGAACCAGCAAAGGCATCGATGTTCAATGCTGCTAGCATGATTGCTCTGTTTGTGGCATTCATTGCTTCAACTCTGTCTCAGAAAACAGAATGCGCATTCAGACGAGAGCGTGAGGATATTGATCGTGAGTTTGATGCTGTGTATCGCAATATCAGCGATGAAATTCGTCTTGTGAGAGATCTCAATCGTGAATCTACTCGTTCTAAGAAGTAAAAGATATAAATATATTGGATGATAAAAACAACTTATATTTACTCCTTTTTAGAATTAAGTGGTAAACCTAAACGATTTTTAGAATCTAAAGTAGATTGCAAAATATTGGGTTACGGTGTTTCAACAGACACCGTAACCCTTTCTGTTTTATATGAAAACATGGAAGCATTTACTACACTCAGTAAGTCTTTACATTTTAGATTTGGGTTACTACCAGAACACACAAAACACATTTAACCCCTACCATAGAATCCAGTCTTGGAATTTCCATTACGATTCACAGGGCCAGCAACATTGGCAATATTAGAAGATGTCAACGCTATGTTGGATGCCAATAGGTTTGTTATTGTTACCAATTTATCTGTGGTTGATATCTCTACTGCGGTATCTGTCTCGGGTGTGACACAGAAACTTCCAAATGTTATGGTAGATGTAATGTTATTAACAAGACTTGACCTAAAGCGGCATTGAGATGATGTATGATTATCAGTACATGATATCACGACACCATCTTGACTCTGAACACATGAACCTAATTGAGTTTCATTTACATCAGCGTCTTGTGTGAATGTATCGGTAGTTCTGATGTATATACTCACTAATACCTTTTCATCAATAATCGTTTTTACAGGTATCACTCCATTTAGTTTCATGGACTCCACGCCATTTGGGTCTAGAGATATTTCAAGTATCTCATACTTTCCTGAAACTTCACTGAATGATATAAAATCTCCGACCTTTGCTCCGATACGATTAAAGGAGTTCTTTGTATTATACCCAAATAGATTTCTAACAATGGTTATTTGATTGGTTTCACTTGAAATTATTGAACTAGCGACAATCAATGGTATTTCTTCGAAGTATTTCTTATCATATCTGACGATATCAGCATTCAAGGTAGTAACACTGGTTACATTTGCCTTTATGATTCCATTAAAGTATTCTGCGAAGGTAAATTCTCCACTCAAATCAGCAGTATCTTCAGTATTTGGATTGGAATACAATCCATTATGAATGTAGAATGTAGTTCCTATGGCAAATTTTGAAAAGAATGATTTTACTTTCGTTTCAGTATCAGCATTAGTTTGATTTGAAAAATCCAAGAAGCATTGAGTATTATTATTAATGAATATAATAGTTGGAATTGAAGTGATTCCACTATTGTAGGATATGGTTTCTTGTTTTACTATTTCATATGACAATCCATACATCACACTGGTTCTAACCAATATCAATTTCTCAGCAGTAGTAGACTGCTTATAGTTTGTGGTATTTTGAACTGAATTTCTCATGATGCGATATATGAAACTATAGCTCTTATATTGGTATCGGTTCTGATGAACACTTTCTTTAAATCATCAACTTCAAGAAACACACTATCTCCCGCATCAAGAACATAACCATTTGAAGTTGTCAATGTTCCACCATTTCCAATATAGACAGGTCCAGTATTAGCTCGTAATGCTTTAATAGTGACACCAGTTTTTATAGATCCAGTTGTGATTGGTGTTGGAGTTGTAGTTGCTGTTGTCTGTCCATGTAATATCGTGCTTGCTCTTTTGATTTCTTTAATCGTTACATTTGCGCCAGATGTGCTGGTCAATTGATTGGATATCGTTTGAATCGCTAATGTATTCGATGATATTGTTGTGAGAGCACCAATTAATGGTTTATTGGTATTTTCTAAAGAACTAACGATATCGGTGTCATCAATTGTTACCGTACCAGATACTGAGACAGGAACTGGACTTGTAGCACCAATTTCAACAGCACCACCAGCAAGCGAACCTTTGATTGTTATAGGAGTTCCACCAGCAGTATATCCCTGAACTCTGAGTGCTCCTTCGGAAGCGTTGGTAACACCAACGGTTGCGGTATAGGAAACACTGAAATTGATACCAGGATTTACAAGAGCAACCTTAATAGCATCTCCCGACATTCCTAGAGTTGTGCCATCACTAGCATACATTCTAGCAAGCACCTTATTACCGAGGTCAGAACCATATACAGCAACACTATGAGTAGCTGCCGACATGGATATCCCACTAATCGATACTGCTCCAGCGACCGTCACGCTGTCTGAAGAACTATTCAATCTTCGACCACCAGTGATTCCCATGGCAACTCCACCACTCACACCATATACAGCAACACTATTTGATATAGTAACAGGACCAGAAATTCCAACTGGAGTTCCATTTGCAATTCCTTGAATAGTACCAGTAATACCAAGTTTAGCATCTGCTGCGAAAGTAGAACCAATGACCACTAATGGAACACCAGTTACACCACGAACAGGAAAATAACCACTGGCAGAAAGATTACCAGAAACAGGAATAGCAGTCGTTTGACCATATATTCTAACAGGAAAAGGATATGCAGTAGTAACTCTAGTTGAAGTTGTCTCATCTCCCCATGCTATTTTTTGTAATGGCACATGGGCAGTAGCTAAACCAAAGCCAGCAGTTCCATAATCGGTTGCTAGTGAAGCATAGTTAAGACCGGTTTCTCTTGTTGTAACGTCAATATTACTAGTAGTATCTATCGCCATGTGTAAATTATCCTTTATTTGTATATATAATGATATGCTTGATGTTTTTTAAAATGATGGTATACTAGTGTCATGCTACACACAATATCAAAAGAAGAATTTTCTAAAAAAGTCGAAAAATATGTTCAGGACAAGAACACCTCCTACATGGAGACTATTCTATTGTTGCTAGAGGAATATTCATTTGATTTTTCACTTGCTCCTAAGTTGCTAAACCAACCACTAATGGAAAAATTGGAAAATGAATATAGAGAATTAAATTTCTTACCTAAAGTTAAAAACAAATTACCTTTTCGTTGACATGTAATATTTATCATTGTATAATATCATCATGTGGGGAGTTCCCACTAATAATAAGTCCGAAGGAGAACTTCGGGGAAAGTAGGAGTTATGGGTTTTAATGATTTAAAGAAGAAGTCCAAGTCTGGTATTGAAGATTTAATTAAGAAGATGGAAGACCAGACGAAGACCAAGGATTATAAGGATGATCGTTTTTGGCGACCTGAGCAGGATAAGTCTGGTAACGGATTTGCTATTATTCGTTTCCTTCCTCCTATAGATGGCGAAGAAGTTCCATGGAATAAGGTATATAACCACGCATTCCAAGGAACTGGTGGTTGGTATATTGAGAATTCTTTGACCACCATTGCTCAGAAGGATCCAGTTTCAGAGATGAATAGTCAACTTTGGAATTCTGGATTGGAATCCGATAAGGATTTGGCACGAATTCGTAAGCGCAAGTTGACTTACATTTCAAATATCTATGTGGTATCAGACCCAGCTAATCCTCAAAATGAGGGTAAGGTGTTTCTATACAAGTATGGTATCAAGATTTATGAGAAGATTGAAGAAGCGATGAAACCAGAATTCAAGGATGAAGAACCAATCAATCCATTTGATTTCTGGAAGGGTGCTAACTTCCGCATCAAGATTCGTAAGGTTGGTGGATTCACCAATTATGATAAGTCGGAGTTTGATTCTCAGACTCCTCTTCTAGATGATGATTCCAAGATGGAAAAGATTTGGAAGTCACAACATCCACTTCTTCCCTTTACCGAAGCAGCGAACTTCAAGAGTTATGATGAACTCAAGACTCGTTTGAATGAAGTTCTTGGTGGAGATATTCGTAATTCTACTCCAACTCAGAAGACCATCGAAGATGTTTCCGAAAGCATGGGCGAAAAGAAATCTTCCTTCAAGTCCAAGAAACCAGTCGAAGATGATGTTGATGAAGAAACTGATGCTCTCAGTTATTTTCAAAAACTAGCAGATAGTTAAATTACCTTTAGACTTCTCAACCAATAGCAGTCCTCCAAATCGGGGGACTGCTTATTTTTTCCATTATATCCATCAATGAACTATAGTCATTAACAAGATTAGTATTGATATTATCAGTAGCTGCTGACTGATTGTCCATAAATTGAACATCATCACCTTCAGAGGGTGTTGGTATATCCATATCTGTATATAAAGACTCTTCGTTTTCTTTGGTCTTTTCTGATTCTTCAGATATTATTTCTCTGATTATTTGTTTTATATTTTCGCTAGTATCAGTTAATGTTGATGAACGAGATATGTTTGATATCTTTGTAGAATAATCCGATTTGAATAAATTGTTAATCCCGTCGAA